ATCGCAGTTCCGTAAAAGTCTATCACCGTGGCATAACCATCCGCGTCTCGCTCCTTGACGACGATGCCGTCCGTGATGGTGGCGCCAGTGAGAATCGCCTGCACCGCGCCTACAAAACCGTCCGGAAACGTAAGCTGCGCATCCGTGCCGCCTTTGGCGCGGATAGCGTCTGCGACTGCGGTCAGGTCTTCGGATTTTGCAAGATATTCCGCCATTAGAAACTCACCCCATTCGCGTCGTTGATTGCAGCCGCCGCCCATGCACCATTAACCACGCGCAGAAATTTGCCGTTGTCAGCAGCCGTTACTGCGGGAAGCAGGCCACCGTCATCATGGTCGCCGCCCGGGTCAATCCACACCGGGTGTGTGTCACCGGTCGGCTGCGTCGCGCCGTAGTAGATGCCGGGCGCACCGTCCGCTCCCTTTTCTCCGCGTGACGGCTTGCCGGTGTCGGTCGGGCCGATATACCAGTTGCCATTGTCGCCGATCGTCGGTGTGATGCCGCCACTTGCAACCTTATCCTTCACATATTCCACAGTCGCAGCCGCATTGGTGTCCGTGTCCGTCGGCGTTTTCACGCCAGTAAGCTTTGTGGGTTGCCCCTCATTAACGTCAGAAATATCAAGTGCAAAGTTATTGCCGTCTTTGGACGGGGACAGACCCACGCCGATACCAACAGTTTCAGTTGCAGGTGTCAGCGTTACGTAGCCCTTAAACTGAGGGCTGTCAGTACCAGATGCGCCGATGTTCTTTCGTGCCTGACCCTGCTGCGGGTTAGTCAGCGTCTGCGCAGTATACAGAACAGCATCGGCAGTGCCGCCACCCGCTGATACTCCGGTATCTGTATCGCCGAGATACCAGTTGCCATTGTCGCCGATCGTCGGTGTGATGCCGTCCGCACCAGCAGCTCCCGGTTTGCCGTCCGCGCCATCTTTACCGTTCGTTCCGTCCTTGCCATTCGAGCCGTCAGCGCCCTTCGCTCCGTCTTTTACTACGAACTCATGCGAACCTTTTGCGTCCGTAATGGTCACTTTCGTGCCACCGGTTGTGGCAGCGGTCGATACTGTAGGCGATACGCCGTCCTTACCGTTCGACCCGTCAGCTCCGTCTTTTCCCTGCGCACCATCTGCGCCATCCTCGACCGTGGCAATGGCCGCTCCGTCCACGCTGATTGTTGTTGTCTTGCCGGACTTGGTGGCCGTTACTACCGGGCTGTGGCCGTCCTTGCCGGGATCACCCTTTGTGCCTTCGATCACGACAAGCGGCGTGTCAACCGCTGCGGCTACCTCTTCTCCAAACACATCGAGGATCTCGGCTTCGATTCTGTCGCTCATTCCATCAGCTCCTCGTCCGTGCAGTCCAGCACTTTGATTTTCGGGTTTTTCTTCGGCTTCAGGATGTTGCCCGCGCCCTTGAAGTTGCAGGTGATCTCAAGCTCCGCCTGCCCCACGTCGAGGGACAGCGTGTCTTCCTGCGTCAGCGTCAGCAGGAACCGGTCATTTGCGTTGTCGTACTGCACCGCATCCGGCCACGTCTTGCGCACACTGTCGCCGAGCTTGAACGCGATCTCATCCACATTACCAAGCGGAAACACGTTCATATCGTTGAACTTCACACGCACGGGGATGATTTTTGCTTCACCGCGTTTGATGTATGCCATTGCTTTTCACCTCATTATGAAACGAAGTATGTGCCGTGAACGGAAATTCCGGCATTGTCTGCCGTAACATCATCGGGGAGTACAACGCAGAGCGCGCGCTCGTTCGATGCCAGCAGCGTCGTAAACACCGGCGCACTCACGTACTTCGTTGTACCTGCCGATTTGTAAGTCACATACGCGCTGTAGCAGCCAAGATCTGTGAAGCCATACCCGCCTGTGCCGGACGCGGTAATATATACGTGCTTTCTCTCAACGTCCGCATCTGACAATCTGAGGAACTTCGCGCCGAACAACACAGCCCCGAGCCCGACCACAAATTTGCACCAATGCGTGGAGAGCGTGCACGCAGTGGACGTGGCCGAGAATGTCAGCTCGTCACTCGGAATGTCCTCCTGCAGCGCACCGCTCGTAAAATGGCTTTTCTGGATCGCACCGCTTTTGATCTTCTCGCTCGTCACTGCTTCCTCTGCGATCTTCTCCGTTGTGATCGACGCATCCGCAATGCCGCCCTGCGACACGCCAGCAATCTGGCTCTGCACGTTCTCGATCGCATCCTGCACGTTATCAGCGTTGACCGCGGTCGTCTTTTCAAAGCCGACGTTTCTTGCCGCCGTCGCAAGCCCCAGCTCCTGAATCAATCTCTTGAGTGCTCCCATCACTGTTTTTGCGTCCGCGTCAAACTGCGCTTTGAGCGCCGCGGCCCTCATCCGCTCGATGCGGTTCGGGTAATTGCTCAGCTTCGAGATCGTGCCGAGCACATCATCAGGAATTGTAAACGCCATTTGTGACCTCCTTTACTTCCCGCCCGGTCTGTGGGCAGTCCGCGTTCCTGCATGCGTAAATCGCTACGCCGTTCTCGTCGCGACGCAGCAGCACCATTTCAATGCCGCACGTTTTGCACGTCACATCATCACGCCCCCTTCGTCCTGCGGCGGCAGGTAGCTCTCCGGCACAAGGCCACCCGTCAGTGCGAGTCCTCCCTCTGTCGCTGCCTGCTGTGGCGTTTCAAACTGCTGGCGCCAGCCGTCGATGATCTCCTGCTTCTGTGGGATGTCCAGCACCTCCAGCTCCGCCGCCAGCACCTTGTAGTTCTGCGCGGTCACATTCATGGCCGCCAGCCCTTCCAACGCCTTAAGTGTCGCCTGCTTGCTGTGCACGATTCCGTCGCCTGCCGAAACGATCACGTCCACGCGCGGCCAGTAGTCATACTCTTCGCGCACGATCTGCCCGCTCACGCTGTCCACGATCGCCGGCATCGTCTCCGTGTAGTTCCCGGACAGATAGTCAAAGCTCACGTCTGGCTCGTCTTTTTTCTTCGAGCCAATATAGATGTGGCGCGTCGTATCGTAAAACTCCTGTACACTCCAGTCGATCAGCTCGTACAGCCGCTCGAATCCTGCCGTTCGGTCCGCGGTCTTAATGTTGGCCTGCTCTTCCGCGTCCGAGCGCAGCATGGCCAGCGCCGTGGCCGTCGTCTGCCGCGTCGTCTCCTTGCCCTGGCTGCTGTCAAAGTTCCGGTTCGTGCGCTGGATCTGCTCCGTGATCCACGCCACGCTGTCCGCCGCGTTGCGCAGCGGCTGCAGTCCTCCGAGCCGCTGCACGCCGCTCAGCCGCCCATCGCGCACGACGATCTCGCCGCCTGGGCGGTTGTCCAGTTCCGTACCCTCTGCCAGCGCATTTTCCTCGCGCACGATTACGTCGTTGGACATCATCGCGTCATTTAACTGCGCCATGGCGAGCTTCCTGTCGCCCATGTCGATCAGGTCCATGATCGCAAACAGTTCCGATTTGTTGTAAAACTGGTTCTCGTCCCGGATACGCCAGTAGTGCACGAACGGGAACAGGTGGTTCTGCCGGCAGGTGTTCTCCCAATAGTTCGGGATGTATTTCACTTCGTGACCACCCACAATGATGGAACAGGCGACCGCCCCTGCCGGCACGCGCACACCGTTTTCCTCCGTCTCCTTCGGCTGCTTGAACCAGTGCTCGAGCACCGTCACCGTGTCGTCGTCCTCATTGATGGAGGTCGACAGGTCGAACAGGTTCAGATCCTGCGCATAGTCGTTTGACAGGATGTGTTCCGGCTCCATGCCCAGCTCCTCGATCGCCTTGCCGTACTGCTGCACAAACGCAACCTTGTGCATCCGGTACAGGTGGAACACATACTGCCCCGCCTGCAGGCCGCGTTCTCTTGCCGCCGGGTCAGGATAAACGCTCTCGACCGGCACATCATCCACGCGGATGTCGCCCTCGTTGACGCCAGTCATCATCGTCGGATCCCAGAACACTTTCCAGAACGCGTCCCCCAGCTTGATCAGCCTGCGCTCGTTCGCCGTGTTTTTGTCCTTCAGCCGGTTGTTGTCGCACACGAACCGCGCCGCGTATTCACGCTCCTTCGCCTTCTGCGGGTCCATGCCGTCGTCACGCCCGCGAAACTCCGGCTCCGGCACCGTCGCGCAGATCTGGCTTTCCACGTGAATAAACGCATCCGGCATCACCGACGGCGCAAACGGCATCTCCGCATCGGCATATGCCTCCTGCGTCTCGCCCGTGATGTCGTGGATGAAATTATAGTAGTCGTTGTAGCGCTCCCAATCCCGCTCGGTCGCTCTGCGCGCGCTCTGCGCCTTGCCGAACAGCGCCTGAATGGTCTGCTCCCTGTGCTCCCGGTCAGAATAGTCATAGCCGGTCACTGCCGGCCGCTCCCTGTCTTTCTTCCGTTTCAGCATATCCGCTCCTTATCGCTTCGCAAAGTTTCCGGCCACATAGTGCTTCGTAATTGCAAACACGCCGAACCCCTGCTCGTTTTCGTGGTTCACCACGATGATCTGCAGCCGCTTGTACTTTTTCACCTTCGTGTTGAGCATGATGTCCGTCGGCCCGTCGTATGTCTCGAACGTGAAATCCGTAAAGTCGATATCGCCCCAGTTGAAGATTGACCGATATCCGGACGCCACCAGCTTCTCGGCGTCCTCGTCCTTGACGACGTATACCGTTGCGCTGGTCTTCTGGTGCGGCTTGATCGTCACGCTCGCACCGCGCTTGATCATCGTCTTGAGCACCGTTGCGTCTCCGTCATCGTCCACGCGCGTTGCCCAGATCGCCTCAATCGCCTTCCCGTCATCAGAAAAACGGCGCATATCGTCCCAGTCACTCGAGAACCTGCAGATCCGTCCATCATCTGTCCCGAAATACAGGTGCTCGTCCGCTCCGTCCTTGCGCACCATCCAGCACACGGCCGGAATACCGTCCCAGTAGTACCCCTCGTAGATGTAGTCGCTGTTGCTCGCCCGGCGGTAGCTGCGTTCTTGCCGGCCGTCGAGCACATATACCACGCCGCCGCCAACGGCCAGCAGAAACATGCCGTTCCACTGCACGGCCGTGCAGTCTGCGATCCCCCGCTCCTCCGTCAGCATCGCGTTGAGGTACCAGCTCCGGTTTTGCGTCACGCGCCCGGAGGCGTAGTTGCTGCTCACCAGCGCATAGATCCCCGTCCCGCTCACAAACATTGGCTCATCGAGCAGGTTGGCAAAGCATCCCGTGCTCACCGCGCCGACGCCTGCCAGCGCCGCCTGCACGGTAAACACCGCCTTGCCGTCGCTGTCGAGCGTCCCCTTACGGATCCACACGCTGCTGTCCTGTGCGTTCTCTTCTTTTACGATCCCGAGATATTCGCCGATCCGGCAATAGCCCATGATCCGCACGCCCTCAAGCCCGACAGCACTGTAGCTCAGATCCGGAATATACGTCGGGTCGTTCACGGCGCTCGTCCAGTCCAGGTTCGGGTGCTCCGGGTTGCCGGACAGCACGATGCGGTTCGTCGCGTTGATGCCGTATGCCGTGATGATCGTGCATTTCCCGATCCTGTCGGCATAGCCGCTCACGGTGTGCGGGTACTGGATGCGGACATTGTCCTCCTTGCCGGCCGCCGGCGCTTCCGGCGCCGCTGCGAAAGCCACGGTTCCGGCCGTCCGATCTGCCGTCCAGCCGCTCGGTATCTCCGCGCCGTTGACCCACACACGCACATCGCCCTCGTCGTCGATCACGCCGTCGAGCTGATACACCTTGCTCGTTCCGTCCGCCAGAAACCGGTTTTCCCGGTATCTGCCCAGCAGGTTGATGTCCTCATACGGCTCGCCGCCGCCTGCCGGCTTGCGGGCGATCACCGTCACCGGGATATACACGTCGTCGCTCGCCGTGATGTCCGTCACCGTTGTGCCGTCGTAACGCAGCAGCTCCCCGCCGGTCACGATCCACAGCTTGCCGCCCAGCAGCACGCCCTGGCTTCTTCCGTCGTGGAGCCCGGCCATCAGCTGCACCGGCGCCGCGTCCGTTTCATCCCAGCTGTATAGCTTCGTCCCGATGTGGGCGACGGATTTCTGCGCCTCGCCGAACCGCGCCGTCCACATCCCGTGTACGGCTCCGCCGCCCACTTTGTGCAGCGTGCGCCAGCCGCAGCGCTTCTCCGGCATCCCGCCGGAGTCTGCGACCATGTTGGTACAAAGGGGGCTTCGCCGCCGGTCGACCAGGCACGGGTCCGTGGAGAAGTCCACGCCCTTGAACGTGTTGTAAATCGTCGTCTTGATATCGACTCCGCTCCTGCTCGCCATTGGTTAACCCCCCCTGTAAAAGCTGTTTGTCACACCGCCGCCGCTTGCGCTGCCCGGAATGCGCGTGTCCAGAGATTGCAGCATCCGCTCGAACTGGTTCATATAGGCCGAGTAATCCACCACCAGATCCGGGAACAGATGCTGCGCCGCCACGAAAAACGGCATGGCCTGCGCGGCGTCCTCCGCCACCTCGAATTCCGTGTCGTCGGTCGTCTCCGCGTTGATCGTCTCAGGGATCTTGAAGTACTCCACCTCAATCGTCCCGGCCGTGTCCCGCTCGGGGATCACGATCTTGCTGCCCTTCCACCGGTATTTCCCCGTGACCTTCCCGTCGCGCCACACGCGGTACAGTCCGCCGAAGTTCCCCGGCATGCTGTATTCTGTCTTCCCTGCCGTGCGGTTGATCGTCTTCACGGCGACAATGCGCTTGACCATGGCCACGCGCTTTTGCGCGATGTCGAAAAAGTCCGCCAGCTTCAGTTCGATGTCCTTGTCCTCTGTCAGCTCGCCGCCCGAGGAGTATTCATCCAGCAGCTCATAGACTTTCTTCTTTCCTTCGCCCAACGTCATTTCTTCTTGCCCCGCTTGATCCTCTGCACGGCTTCGGCATAGGTCATGCGCTTGCTCTTCGCCGGCTGCTGTTTTTTCTTCTTCATGCGTCCCTCCGTATACGGCAGCGCCGTCGGGCGCGTCTGCGCCCGGCGGCTTTGGTTGTCTCTATGTCAGGCCGGGTTCGAGAAGATGATCTGTCTCGCGTCGCCCCAGCCCAGGCCGAAATCGACGTAGCCCGTGAAGTTCTCCTTCAGCGGGTCGGTGTCGCCGTTGTCGAACACGGTCGGCCGCGTGATGTACACGATCTTGCACAGTTCCTTCATCAGGGTCGCATCGCAGATCGCCCACTGCTTTTTCGCGAAGCCCAGCGCGCCGCCTCCGATGACCATGTAGTGCAGGTCATACAGCGGGTTGGCCGCGTTCGTGTCATCAGCCGGGTTGCCGGTCGGGCGCAGCTTCGCGCCGTCGCCGCAGATCTTCTTCGCCTCGGCCTCGAGGTCGGGGCTGACCAGCAGCGTGTTGTAGTCGGCCAGAAACGGCAGGCCGTCCGGCGTCAGCAGCTTGCCGCCGACCGTCTGCGCCTCCGTGATGGCATCTACGCTCAGCGCCTTTTTGATCAGGTTGCTGTACGTGCCAGCCTCCGGGTCGGCGATATACTTGCGGCCCTGGCTGCCCTTGCTGGCGCACGGGTGGTCAGTCGCGGCCCACGCCTTGCCGTCGCCGCCGGCATAATCCGCGTTGAATGCGTTGCCGAACATGCGCAGCGCGTGGGTGTACACGGTCATCGCGGCCGAGTCGCCGAGGCGCTTGCCCACCTTTTTGCACTCGCCCGTCTTGTCGATCTTGGCCTGCTTGTAGCCGACCGGGATCGTCAGCGAGAACTCGCCCGGCGTGATGATGGTCTTGAAGCCGCGCTTCATGTCGCCCTTGTTCAGCTCGCCGGTGTATTCGCGCAGTTCGCCGTAGCCGCCCGTGCCGGTCAGCTCGAAGTCCACGCTGTTGCTGTTCTCCTCGCCCATGATGGCGAGCAGCTTGTTGAGTCGGTTTGCATAGGCAAAATCAAAGGATTTGCCCACAAACTTGTAAAGGTCAGTTTTCCATGCCTGATCCATTTTGCTCCCCCCTTATCTCAGTGCGTGGCTCTTTGCCACGAGTCCGATCTCGCCGTGCACGAGGTCGATCTGCACGACCTTCACCGGCAGCGCCGCCGTCGCCGTCAGCACCAGCGCCTGAATGTCCTCGTCAAAGTTGCCCTTGGCGAACATCAGCGGCGGGAAGATCATGTACTTGTCGCCCTCGCAGATGGTGCCGCCGCTCGCGGTCGTGAGCGTCTTGCTCGTCGCCGCAAAGTCGGTGATGCGGCGCACACTGCCGATCTCGTCGGTGTTGGTGCTGCTCGCGCCTTTTTCGGCCAGCACGATGTAGCCGCCGTTGAGGTCGTCGTCCGCCAGCGTCGCAAGGTCGGTGCTGACAAAGGTCGTCGCGCTGCCGCTGGTCGCGGCCATCACCGGTGCCTTGCAGCGCATGATCATGCCCGGGTCGTCGTACACGAGGATCTTCGTGCCGTTGCTGCGCGGGTTGATCGCATCCTCGGCGCCGCTATGGTTCTCCTTTGCCACGCCGAGGATCGCGCCGGTCTCGGCAGCCGTCGCCGCCACGACGAGGCCCTCGGCCAGCTTCACGACCTGCCCGGCATTGATCGCGGTCGTCTTCGCAATGTCGTATTCGTGAACGCCGAAGGTAAAGCCGCCGTCCACGTTCTGGTATGCTCTCATGTGTTTTTCTCCTTTCAGCGCTCCAGGAACTCTTTTTCCGTCATTTTCAGCTCCGGATTGTTGCGGTTCCACGCCTCGAGCGTCTCGCGCTGCTCCGCGGTCAGGCCGCCCCCGGTCGAGCCCGTGCCGTTGCCGGCACCGCGCGCATTGCGGCTGCTCGCTTTCGCGGCCGTTTCCTCCGCCACCGAGCCGACGAGGTCCAGATAGTCCTGATACAGGTCGGCCAGCGGCTCCACGCCGTAGCGTTTCCCGCAAAACCGCCGGAACTTTTTGTTCTCGTCCAGCTTCGTCAGGTCGACCTTCGGGAATTTCTCCATGAACGCCTTCGCGTCTGCCATGATAAACGCGCGCCGTTCGTCCTCCTGCTTCTTCGCGTCGGCCTGCTCCTGCAGCTCCGCTCGCTTCTGCGCGGCGAGGCGCTTGTCCTCATCCTCCCGCCGGATATCCTCTTCGGTGCGCTGCTCGTCCTGTGCCCGCTGCCGGATCTGCTCATCGTGAAAGCGCTTGGAATAGTCCTGGAATTCCTTCCAACTGCCAAACGGCTTCCCGGTATACGGGTTCGGGATGCCCGTCGCCGCGATCTCCTCGTCGAACTTCTTGCGCATCCGTTCCTCGGTTTCCCGTTCCGCCTGCTTGCGTGCGGCCTTCGCCGCCGCGTTGAGCTCGTGCGTCTGCTTCCGGCCCCGGTCGCCGTCGCCGGGTTCTTCCGCGCTTTCGGCCGCGCCGCCTTCCGTCTCCGCCTGCTCCTGCCGGTCTTCGTTCCCGGCTTCCCCGCCGTCCTGCACTTCGGTCTCGTCGATTTCGTCAGTGATCGGGTTTTCGTTTTCCATGGTGATCCTTTCGTTTGCCGGTGTCCGCCGCGGCCGCGAATTTGGCATAGGTCTCCCCCAGCCTGTCCCCATCGTACATCGCGCACCCCCTCGGGATTTCGTCAGCTTTTTTGCACACGCATAAAAACAGCGGCTCGCATTTTCTGCAAGCCGCTCGCGGTTGTTTTCACTATCATAGCATCTTCCGCCGCTTCCTGTGTTCCAGCTGCACGATCAGCTTCTCGCGCTTTTCCTCCGGCCGCTCGTCCACCGTCTGGCGCCCCTGCTCCCGCGCCATGTGGCAGATCGCTGCCGCCATCACCAGGTCGTCATGCTCTCCGGCCATCGCCTCCGGCCGGTCGTGCTCGTTGCGGGCGAATACCATCATCTCGCCCAGCGTCCACTTGCTGCGCACCAGCTCCGGCACCTCGTCCATCACGCTCCACAGGTTGGCCAGCGCCACCGGCCGCGTGCTTTTGTCCGTCCGCCATCCGTTTGCGTCCATCAGCTTGGCCGCCTTTTTGTCGAACCGTTTCCGGCGGTAAAGGTTGGGATATGCCCACTCTTCCAGCTTCAGTTCCACATAGGTTGAAAAGTTGATCTCCACCGCCAGCAGCGCGTTGTTGTAGTACCGCCCCATGCAGTATAGCTGCCGCGCGTATGCCGGCTCGCTCAGATCCTTCTGCAGCTCCGCGCATTGCCGTCCGTCCGCGTTGTCGATCAGAAACGCCGTAAACCGGTCGCTGCCGTCCCCCGCCGTGTCGCATCCTGCCACATACGGGTGCCCGTCCTCCGGCTCTTTCCATATGCGCACATACCCGTTCTTGTCCTCGCGCCACTCCACGTTCTCCGGCTTTCCGTCGGCCGCCTCAGTGTAGGTAAAATATCCAACATGCTTCGGCTCCTGCGCCCGCTCCCGCAGCCGCTCAAGGCTTTCATTGTCGAAAAACGGCCGGCCCGTGAACAAAAACGCCTCCTGCGGATTACTCGGGTACTCCTGCCGGAATTTTTGCACGTCGCCGCCGCAGTTTGCCTTGATGCACCAGCGCCGCCATTGCAGCTGCTCGTCGTCCAACCCATAGTCTGTGCGCATCTGCTTCTCATCCTCTGCCCATTCCGTTCCTGGCGGCACCGGCCGCCGATAGTCCGGGTCGAGATACCACGCCAAAAACACCGGCCGGAATGCGTTTTCGCCCGACACCGCGCCGTCCCAAAACGTCTTGAACTCATTGTATCCGTTTGCCGTGCTCTCCATCACCACGCACGTGTCCTTGTCGTCCGGCACGGCCTGCAGGATGCCCAACATGTTTTCCGTCATGTTCGGCCAGAATGCACTTTCTGAGCAGTGCACGTTCCGCAGGGTAAATGATCGTCCTACGCCGCGGCTCCCCGCCGTCACGCAGCGGATGCGGCTGCGCAGCCCCGGATTGCGTTTTTTCTCCACGGGATCCTTCGTCGGATTTTCAAACACCAGCTCCTGCGCGTTGCTGGCCTTCAGCATCGGCTTGATTTCCGGCGGCAGGTTGTCATAGAAGAGCTTGTTCATGTTGAACAGGTTCGTCGTCGCGTCCTCCACGTGCGCCACGATCAGCGTAAAAACGTTTGCGCGCGTCGCAGCGTCGGCGAAAAACAGCCCCTCCACCTCCGTGCTGGTGCCCAGCTGCCGCCCCTTCAGGATGATGAGACGCACGGGCCGCCCAGCGTCGTGCTCTTCCTTGATGATCTGGTACAGCATCTCCTGTGCCGGCTTCAGCCGCAGCGGTATAATGCTCCCCTTCTTGTCGCGGATCTTCAAAAAATGCTCGCAGTATTGCTTTGGATTCCGGATGTCGATCACTCAAAACTCCCTCCCGTCGTCTGGAAGGCTCTGCAGGAATTCTTCCACGCTCTTTCGCGTTTCGCCTTCTTGCTTCGGTGTCTGCCGGAACATGCCCATGCTCTCGCCGATCTTGCCCAGCGCATTCAGCGCGCCCTTCGCGTCGAAATTCCATGTTCCATCCGGCACCCATGCTTTCTCGTCGCGGTCCCACTCCAGGTGCGGCACTGCCTCCATGCACCGGTTGTACACCTCCAGCAGCTGGTTTCCTACCCACTCCGGCGTGATCCCCTGTCGCTTGTACAGGTCGATAGCCCGCGCCCGGCGGTATGCGGCGATCTTCGGCAGCTTTAGCATCCGGCTCGCCTGGCTCTCTGCTGTCTTGGCCGAGTACCCGGCGCGGATCGCCGCCTCCTTCGGCTGCCCGTCCCGCTCCAGCTCCGCCACAAAGCGTTTTTGCTGCTCGGTCAGCATCCGCTCCAGCTCCGCCAGCGGCAGGTCATAGACGTCCCGCTCGTCACCACGCATCATAAAATCGCCTCCTCAATCTCGTCAATGTCTCCTGGCTCAGGCCGTACTCCATGCACGTCCGCTCCCACGAGATGTCCGTCGTCAGGTACGCCAACAGCGCCTGTGCGTATTCCGGCCCCGCGGCCGCGCACAAGCGTCGTATTTTGTCCTGTGTCTTTTTCGGCTGGCGCGCGAAATTTCGGCACGCGAAAAAGATTTCCCCCTGCTCGTCGTAGCTCTTGCTCACGCTCCGCAGCCGCTTGAATTCCTGCTTCATAGCCGCAGCCTCTTTCGCTTCGCGCTCGGCCGATCCGGCATGACAGCGCGGACATATCCGTACCGCAGCCCCGTTTCCTCGTCGTCGATGATCGTCTTTTCTTTTACCAGAGCCCCTTCCGGCGCCTGGATGCCGTCCACGTCGCGCACGATCACCGGCTCCGTGTAGATCGGCTTCTCCAATCCGCGCGAGCTGCTCCATTTTTTTGCGTGTGCGTCCTTGCATGCGTTGGATACCATGTAGCGCGCGATGCCGGTGTAGTCTCCCCGGCCGTCGAGCAGGACGTAGCCGCACTGATCCTCCGGCCAGTACCGCGTCACCACTTCCCATGCAGCTCGGTCCATCACAAGGTGGTGGTGCAGCCGCACCTTTTTGCCTGTGCGCGGATCGGTGTCGCTGGTCGTCAGCACATAGCGCAGGCTTTTGCCCGTCTCCTTGCGGTATCGGCCGCCGACATTGCGCAAGAATTTGCTTACTTCTTTTTTCGCAGCCTCCATGTCCTCCGGCAGCCGCTCGTCGCTGTACTTCAGCTGCAGCCACAAATCGCCTGCCCGAAAGTTGCAGTTGATGATCCTCGCCAAGCGGCGGACAGCCTCTTTCTCGTTCGCCGCGATCTTCCTCGCGCTGCTGTTCCCGGCGATCCGTTTGGATCGGCTCTTGCGGCCCATGCGCGTCCGTGGCGACACATCCAGGATGCATCGCCGCGTCTCGACGCAGCGGCCGGACACGATGTGATACTCCACCAGCTTTCTCATCCTTTCTTCCTCCGTTTTTCAGCCGGCTTTCCCCGGCCGCATTTGCTATCGCGCGCACACGTCCGCGACACGGTTGACGTTTTTCAACTTCTTGCGCTCTTCGGCGGCACGCAGTTAAGTTAGCCGTTAAAGGGCCCGGAAAGATACGCGCGCACGCGCGTATAAAATTAAGGTGTTTTTGCTGTTTCGTTCTCATTTCCGCGGCGCCGGACGCGCCGCAGAAATCAGGGCGAACCAGTTTTTAACTTGCCGGTAACTTGCCGGTAACTTGCTCTTCTGCCACGGCAGCGAACCGCTGCCGTGGCATTTTGTTATCCGTGCGTTTCCGTGCGTTTCCGTGCGTTATCGCCCGTATTTGTGGTTGTTGCGCGCCGCCAGCGTCAGGCTCGCGTCCGTCACCATCCGCTCGCGGGCGCGCTCAGCGATCCGCCGGTCGCACTCCGCCCGTGCCGCCAGATATGCCTCGCACATCGCGTGGCATCCCGGCCGCCGCTCGGCGCACCCTTTACACGGTCCCGCCGGCATATCCCATTGCCTCCGTCAGCTCGCGGATCTGCTCGCGTGGCTCCAGCCGCCCAATGCACGCCATCCACGCCGGGCAGTCCTCCGCGTCGCACCACATCCAGCGCTTGCATGTCTCAGCCTTCTGGCCCAGCGGCGTGCGCGGCACCTTGCGCTCCCTCCATTCGGCCAGCAACCGCCCGGCCAGCATGCTTTCCAGGTGCCGCACCTCCATCTGCTCCTCCAGCCGCCGGATGTGCTCTTCCTTCAGCTCCGCGCGCGTCTTTTCCAGCGCGCGCAGCGCACTTTCCATGTTCTCTTTCGCCTCTTCTGCAGCCGCCCGTTCCGCCGCCAGTGCCTTGCAGGCTTCCGCGCGCCACCACTGCTCCGATTCCAGGTCACGTCTCTCGTCGAGCGCGGCCTTGTTGGCATTTTGCGCCACTTTCTGCCAGTACCGTACCGGCAGCAGCGCACGCATCGCCAAATGCTTTGCGCACAGCCGCCCGCGCGGGATCTCTTTTCCGCAAAATTCGCACACGTTCATACTTCCGCCTCCCCAGCCGCGAAAACGTGCGGCTTTTTTATGTATTCGCAGTACGCCTTTTCCAGCATCGCGCCCGGGCTGCCGCGCCAGTCCGGCAAAAACAGCACCGCATCCGCGATGTCGATCATCGCAAAGCACACCCGCATGTAGTCCTGCGCCGTCATTCCCTCCGGCTGCTCCGCCGGGTTGAGTGGGATGCAGCCCATCCCGCTCACGGTCTCTGCCGCCCTGCGGAACTTTGCACAATACCCCTCGTCTCCGGTGATCTTCCCGGCAATGTAGATCTTGGTCAGTCGTCGTCCCACGCCACCCAGCTTGTCAGCGCGAGTGCCTGCCACATGGCCGCCGCATTTTCCAGCGTCTGCGCCGTGAACGTCTCCTCCGGTGTGTCGAAGCGCATCACCGTGCCGAGTGCATCCGTCGTTGCCTCCCGCGTCATGGTGACAGCCGCCTGCGCATCCTCCGGCATGCCGATGATCTGCCGGTCGTGTGTCTGCCACAGCATTGTGCTGCCGTACATCAGTGGCGTCGCCTTGACCTCTCGCGGCCCGTCCACCTGCATCGCCTCGCCCAGGCGCTCCAGTGTCACGTCCAGCATCGCGTGCTGCTCCGTCGACCCCCGCACCGTCACGGCCTCCTCCGTCGGGATCCGTCCGACCATCCGCACGATCTCCGCCAGCAGCTCCCTGCCGTCCGACCGCTGCAGGCTCTCCACCTGCGCGCTGTACGCCCACTTTTCGCCCAGCAGGCTCAGCATGCCCGCCGTCTCGCAGATCAGCAGCGCCCTGTTTTTTGCTTCCTTCGCCGCCAGCTTCGCCAGCCCCTTGTAGTGCATCATCATTTTCTTCCTTCCTCATGTAGTGCGCGTGCTGCTGTGCGCTCGCTCTCGTGCGGCCCAGCGCTTCGCCGATCTCTCTGTATGTTTTTCCGTCCTCGATCATCTGCATCAGGCACTTTTCCTCACTCTTTGTCCATGGCCTCTGTTCTCTTCCCATCGGTTTCTCCTCGCTTCCTCTCCGCGCATAATCCTCCGGTGTGACAAATTCCGTGCATGCATCCCCTCCGGGGCACGGTCTGCGTCTTTTTTCATTCAGAATATACAGGCACACTGTCTCCACACCGCGCAAGCTCGTGCCCGACCCGTGATAACAATCTTCACATGGCTTCATGTCGTCACCACATACACGCCGCCGTACCGCCGCCGTTCGCAGCAGCCGCACGTCAGCTTCCCGCGCACGTTCCCGGTGTGCTCCACCCGCTTGCCTTCCTGCTTCATCCGCTCTGCGCACGGCACACACAGCAGCATTTCCTGCTTCATCCGTCGTTCTCCTTCCAGTCTTCCACCATGTCCATGATCTCCTTGCACAGCATGCTCAGCAGCGCGCCCAGCCGCTCGGTCTGGCCCATGTCCTTGTAGCCGTAGCTCTCCCTTTCGTCTGCGTCCACGCGGTAGAGCATCAGCTTCTGCGTGTCGTTTGCGTACATTTTTCCGACTTCGTTGTTCAAAAACGCCTCAAGCTCTGCGTTCAACGTCGTCCTCCTTTCCCGGGCACCATGCCGGCCGGTACACCGGGCAGTCGTTCGTCGGCCTCCGGCCGATCACCGCGCCCCGCATCCGTCCATCTGCCATGCACCGCGCCGCAGGGTATCCGCGCGGCCACGGCACCGTTTTCAGCTGCCGGCATCCGTTGCATCGTTTCCTTCCGTATTCGCGGATCATTTTCCGTACCGCACCACCACGGTCGGCTCGTTCCCGTAGCTCGTGTTCAGCATTTCGCGCAGCCTCGCCTCCCGGCGCTCCCGCGCGGCCTGCGCGATCGTTTCCATGCATATCGTTTTGCACATACTTTTCTCCTTTCTCCGGCCCTCTTCCGGGCACAGGCAGCGGTGCCTCCCCGCTGCCCGGCCCGCTCTCGCGGAATCAAAAAAAAGAGGAGATGTTCCGGGTGTCCTGCACCCGGAAGAGGGTCGGTTTCTCCGATGTATCAGCCTGCTTCTCCGTTCCCGCGTTCCCCCGCGACATTCGCCAGATCACAGCGCTCCCGAAACTCCCCAGCAACGCACCCGCGATCCGGCGTGTTGTATTTTCACACTTGGTTGCAAGCGCCACCGTCCATTCTCGCTCCGTAGCCACAAAAATCGTCCGGACCTTCGCGGTCGAGGTGGACTGAGCACCATCCCAGCCGCGGCTTATTGTAGGATTGGCAGTGACGGCAGTGCACCACCGGCGCAACGTCGGCGGCTGGCGCGCCTATTACCTCACTGCGCAAATCGCCTACCCAGCAACCTGCGCACATAAAGCCGTTGTGGTATTCCCCTGCCTCTTTGCACGGTGAACAATGCCGCTCTTCGATGTCTTTCAAAAACGTTTCTCGCTCGATGTATTCAGCCATTGTCCAGCCTCTCTTTTAGCCGCTCCACTTTGCGCTTGCGCACGGAGCGCACATCCTCCGTGCAGCAAAACAGCATTTTCATCTGCTCGAGCATGATTTCCACGTCGGCGATCTCCTCAGCGATGCTTGCCGGCGAGTATTTGCCGCGCAGGTACTTGCACAGCTCTTTCTGCAGCTCGCTCATTTCCTCAAAAACCATCACGATCTGCGGCACCACGATGCGCAAGCCGCTCAGAGCAAATTCATATTTCCGGCACAGCTTCTTATACCGCTTCGCATAGGCCGCAGTGGCGGCCTGGTCTTCCGGATCTCCAGCAGCTCAGCCGCCGCGTCGTGCCGCTCCCGCAGATCCTTCGGCATGGCCACCGTCGCCTCCGTCAGGTCATAGCCCAGCTCGCGCGCCATGCGCAGATAGTCCACCCACAGCTGCACGCCCGTCTTGTTCTCGGCATATCGCGCCGCCTTTTCCAGCTTCACGCCGGCCGTCTCCGCGCACTCCTTGCACGCTTCCACCATCCGTCCCCCGCCGAGCTGCCGGCAGAGATGGATGTACACATCCGGTGTCAGCTCCGGCGCTGTCTCCCGCCAGCTTCTCAGCGTCTCAAAGTCTCCACCAGACTGCAGCCATGCGCGCGCCTCCTGCTTGCTCATTCGCATAAAGTCTGCCGGATTTCGCGCACTCCAGTTCAGGATCCGCGCGTTTTTCACGCCGCTCACCACAAGCTGTGTTACCGCGCTGCCGAGGCCGAGCTTCACGGCCATTTCGATCTGTGGCCACATCGCGTAGGCCGCGAGATACGTCACAGCCCACTTCACCGGCTCTTCTTCCCAGCGCTCCGCAAGCTCATAGCACATCCAGTCCTCGAGCTGGCAGTAGCGCCACGCCTTCGTCTCGCTCAGCGCATCCGCGCCGATCACGGTATAGTCGCCCTGATAGCACGCCCAGCCCATCATGTTCGGCTGAAACGGCTCTGATACCGTCGTCTTCGCCTTCCAGTACGGCAGCGTCCACTCTCCGCAGCTCCATTCACGCGTCCGCTCCCACATCTGCACCGTCCCCGGCGCGAGATAGTAGGCTTTCTGCCCCCAGCAGTTCATGTCGTAGTAGATGCCGTCATAGATCAGGCCCTTCGTGTAGCTGATCTCGATCTGCATCGCCTCGATCAGCAGCGCGTCTCCGTCCCTGCGCAAAAATGCCACGTGCGTTTCTTCCCGCAGGGAGCGCATCTGCTCTCCATACTTGCCAATGGCATTCCAAACGGCCGCTTGCCCGCAAAACGGGCAGCCGGCCTCGCTGCCGTGCTTCGGCCCGTGCTTGCCGATGGTCCCATGCTGGCGGCAGCACGTCGCCCACACCTCGCGCCGCTTTCCGAATGTCTCGAAAAACACGTGCGGCGTGAACAGATCGTGCACTGCGTCCTCTTCCTCCTGTGTTGGGTAGTGCCAGAACTTCCCCAGGATCTCCTCGTGCCGCTCCGGCGGCAGGTTGCATTTCAGATACCGCATGGCTCACACCCCGAAGAAGTCGTCCAGCTTCAGCAGCAGGCCCTCCGGCTTCGCGTCATCACTGCACAGGCGCACGTGCATCTGCACCTCGATCTCCGCGCCCGGGAAGTAGAACTGCACCGCCCGGCGGTATGCCTCGATGTCCGATATGCTCCCGCCCACGCCTTTGGCCACGGCCTGCATACACTCCGGGAAACTCCCGCCCTGCGCCACGGCCTGCGCAAACTCGCCGTCCTCTTCGCAGAACTTCTCCAGCGCCTCGCGCACGGCCGGCGCCATGGCGCGTTCCTTGTTTCCGCTCAGTCCCTTGTCATCGCGCAGCCGCTCGATGGCTTTCTCATAAAATTCGTTCATAGGCACATCTCCTCTTGTCTGTCTCACAGCTCTCGGCGGTTCCACCGCGTCTCGGCGATCCCCGCGCTCGCGCTATATCCGCTCATCAGTCTGCATTCCGCGTTCTCGCACTGCACCCAGTACGCCGCGTGTTCGGCGTCGCCGGTCCTGTGCATCCGCGCTCTCGCCCCGCAGCACGGGCACCGCTCCAGATACATCCGCCCGAGCCTCCTCATAGCCCCGCGATCGCGGCGAAGTTATCCTCCGGGCTGCCGCACACGCATTCGGCGGCGGCCTTCAGGGTGTCCAGCCTGTTCATCGTTTTATCCTCCTATGATGTCGATCTCGTACTCTTCCCGCAGCACGCGGATCAGGTCGGGCGCGGAGACATACCCGTCGCGCACGCTCTCGCTCAGCGCCTCGACTTCGCGCCAGATGCGCTGCAGCTGCTCCGCGTCCATGCCTTCCTTATCCAGCAGGGCGGTGAAAAAGATCGCCAGCGTCACGCGGCAGGCATCCGCCGTCGCCGTGTCCTTTGCGCGCTGCACGTCCGCCTGTGTCGCCGGTCTCCGGCGCGGGTTAATCCGCTTTGGCATCGTCGTCACCGTCCATCCTTTTTGCGTGGAGAACAGAACAATTTATCAATCCAAGATACTTTTCCACTACCACCAGTAGCGCATTTCTTCGACTGGCAAGTTCTGTTCTCCTTGTGATAATAGATGCAGTCCTTACATGGGTTTCGCATTATTCTGCGTCACCGTCCATCCTTGCACCGCAATCCTCGCAGTGTTTTTTAGTAGGCTTATCCCAACTGCCCTCAGTGGTGATAACGAAGCCGCACGCAGAGCAGCACCACTCGTCTCCGCCAAGATGCACCCACCGCCCACGCACCACCGGCACAACGTCGGCGACCGGCAATCGGTGAACTGCTTCTTTTGCCTCAAAAACGCGTTCTCTCGTCTTGTACCCGGCAGTTCTGACGTACACCTTCATTATTGCGTCAATCGCCGCTTCACGCTCGATGTATTCAGTCATTGC